AGTCATTCCGGCCGCAGCGGTTCGAAGGCGGTGGGATGCGCTTCCTGCGCTTCCGCAGGTGGCTGACCGAGCTGAAGGCGTGCGCGGGGAACATCGACGCCGTCTACTTCGAGGAGGTCCGCCGTCACGCTGGAGTGGACGCCGCTCATGCATACGGCGGATTCTTGGCGACCATCACTGCGTGGTGCGAACACCATCGCATCCCGTACCAGGGCGTGCCGGTAGGAACGATCAAGCGCCATGCGACTGGCAAGGGCAACGCCAGCAAGGATGAGATGCTGGCTGCTGTGCGAAAGCTCGGGTACAAGCCGGAAAACGATAATGAGGCGGATGCTTTGGCGCTTTTGCAGTTCGTAATTTCGTCTGAATTGTGCAAAACTTAGACGAAATAGTTCAAAAAGTGACTGAACGGTGCTTTTATTGACCGGAAAGTTGACGGAAAGCTGACAAAATGGGACGCAAATGCGCCGTTGCTCATCTGCCGCCAGAGCTGATGTCAGAGCTCCAGCGCAAGCTGGCTGACAAAGCACACGGGGGTTACTCGGCCCTGTCCAGATGGCTCGGCGAGCATGGCTACAAGATCACTTCGACCGCGCTCAAACGATACGACAAGAAAATGCAGCCGATCTTCTCGCGCGCCATCGAGAAGGCTGAGACGGCGCGCCGGTTGATCGTGCGGATGCGTGACGACGATGGCGTCGACTACCTGGCCGAATCAGTCAAAATCCTCGAGCTTGCGTACCTCGACACCCTGGAGAAGATCGAGCAAGCCAAGGCGGAGCACAGCTTGGAACAGCGCCTCGAGATTCTCGCCATCGCCAACCGCGGGATCCATGACCTCATCAAATCCAAGGCGTACCTGCTAGCGATCATCGGCGTCACCGGGGACGGAAAGCAGCAGGTAGATGAGAAGTCGTATCGCGGCGCCCTGAAGCTGGTGAAGGAATCGATGTACGGTATCAGCGAGACCGAGACGCGCCAGACCGTCGAGGTCGTCGAGCCAGCGGTAGCTTATGGTTGAGATGGCCAGGACCAGGCGGAAAGCCGCCGCTCATGGCGCGCTAGAGGTCTCGACCGAGCCTCCGCCAATCCTGTACCCGTACCAGCGCAGATACCTTGCAGACAGAAGTCGCTGGAAGGCGGCGATGTGGAGCCGGCAGACCGGCAAAACCTTCGTGACGACGCTCGAGGCTGTGCTGGATTGCCTGGAGGCGGAAGCCGAAGGACGTGCGAGACGCTGGACGATCATGAGCGTATCGCAGGCCAGGGCCCAGGACGCGATCGAGACCGCCAAACAGCATTTGCGCGCAGTCCGCGCCGTCTTTGAGGCGGTCGACCAGCCGCTCGATGTCGAGCTGATGAGCTACGAGGTGCGGCTACCAAGAGGCAGCCGCATCCGTGCGATCGCGAGCAAGCCAGAGACGGCGCGCGGCATGACCGAGAATCTGATCCTCGACGAGTTCGCGCACCACCAGGACGACCGCGAGCTGTGGCGGGCGGTTTTGCCGGTCGTGTCACGCCCGGACCTGAAGCTGCGCGTGATATCCACGCCGGCAGGCAAAGGCAATCTGTTCTACGAGATCATGACATCCGACGCGTTCGCGGAGTTGTTCTCGAGACACGTCGTGACCATCCACGACGCCGTTGCCGGAGGACTGCCGAGGAACGTCGATGAACTCAAGCGTGCGATCTCTGATCCTGTCGCCTGGGCGCAGGAGTACGAGTGCGTATTCGTGGATGGCGCGACGGCATGGATCACGTATGACCTGATCGACGGATGCGAGGATCCGGCTGCACCAGGCGATTACGAGGGCGGACAGTGCTACGTCGGCATGGACATCGCGGCACGCGGCGACCTGACGGTAATCTCTGTGCTCGAGGATGTGGGCGGGGTGCTCTGGCTGCGAGAGATGATCGAGATGCACGGCGAGCCGTTTTCCGCACAGCTTGCTGCGCTCGGTCGCGTAATGCACGACTACCGTGTCGTGCGCGTGGCGATGGACCAGACCGGACTCGGCGAAATGCCGGTCGAGGAGGCGCGCCGGCGCTACGGCTCGTCCAGGGTAGAAGGGGTCATCTTTTCGCCATCGCGCAGACTCGAGATGGCCACGGTGATGCGCGAGCGGATGGAAAACGGACGCTTGCGCCTGCCGGTCGGATGGCACGCGTTGCGTTCTGATCTGCACAGCGTCAAGAGATTGGTCGGTCCGACGGGCGCACCAAGACTTGTGGCAGAGCGCGAGGATGGATCGCACGCCGACCGCTTCTGGTCGCTGGCACTGGCCTGCGCGTCCGCCGCCGATACGAACCCAAGCTATGCTCTATGGGCATCGGCAGGTCGAGGCGAGTCCTCGAGGCTGGCATCACTGGAGACGGCCAACTACGGGTGGGGTGTAGTCACAAGGAGAGCAGCGCATGGCTACTAGGCGACCTGAAACCAACGAAATCGCTACCACGCGCGATGGTCGCGATATCACGCGCGGCTATGTTGATGCGCTGCCGTATCTGCCTCCGACAGATCGGATCCTGCAGTTGGCCGGCGGCTGGCGCGGCTACGAGGAGCTGTTGCGCGACGATCAGGTGGCAGCGACCTTCATGCAGCGCCGGCTCGCAGTCGTGCGCAGACCGTGGGATGTTGAGCCAGGCGGAGAGCGCAGGATGGACCGCCAGGCTGCGGAACTCATCCGCGAGACGCTAAATCGCATCGATTGGGACTCGGTCACCGACCAAGTTCTCTACGCCAGGTTCTTCGGTTTCGCCGTCGCAGAAGTGATCTGGACTGTAGACAGCGGAAACATCCGCATCGACGACATCCGGGTCCGAGATCGATCGCGCTTCGCGTTCGCGCCTGATGGAAGTCTGCTTCTGCGCACGACGTCGAGGCCGCAAGGTGAGCCTGTTCCAGAGCGTAAGTTCTGGGTAGCGGCTGTCGGGTCATCTCACCATGACGAGCCATACGGACGAGGTCTCGCTCATCAACTCTACTGGCCGGTGTGGTTCAAGCGTCAGGGAGCGCGCTTCTGGGCAACCTTCTTGGAAAAGTTCGGCGCACCGACAGCCGTCGGGCGGTTTGGAGCAGGAGCAGATGCGACGGATCGCGCCAGGCTGCTCGAGGCAGTGCAGGCCGTACAGACCGATGCCGGCATCATCCTGCCGGAAGGCATGACGATCGAACTGCTCGAGGCGTCACGCGGCGGCACCGCGACATACGAGCAATGGATGGCCTATTGGGATCGCGCGATCGCCAAGATCGTGCTCGGCCAGACCATGACGACCGAAGACGGATCATCGCGTGCCCAGGCGCAAGTGCATTGGGACGTGCGCGAGGACTTCGTCGCCGCGGACGCCGATCTGGTCTGCGAGTCGGCCAACCGGACATGGGTGCGCTGGCTCATCGACTATGCGATGCCTGGCGCAGCATACCCGCGCCTCTATCGACAGATGGAAGATCCAGAGGATCTGCGATCTCGTGCAGAGCGCGACCAGATCCTTGCATCCATCGGCTGGAAACTGAAGCCGGATGCTGTCGTCAGGGTATACGGCGACGATTACGACACGACGGGGGTGCAGGAGCAGGCGCAGCAGCAGCAGCAGCAGGCGCAGGAACAACGGGCAGCGTCCGCATCTGAGACTGACGGCGGAACTGTCACTGCAGCGCAGCAGATCGATCCGCCGCATCCGGCAGATCTCATCACCGATCAGCTCGCGATCGAGGCCGCGCCAGCATGGCAGGCCATCATGGACCGCATCCGTGAACTGGTGCAGCAGGCTAAATCACTCGATGAGCTGCGCGATGCGCTGCTGGCCGATTACAACAACCTGCCGGCAGACGATCTCGTGCGAGTAATGCAGGCTGCTTTCGCTGTCGCTGCTCTGGCTGGCCGCTTCGACGCCGTAGAAGAATCGCAGAATGCCGGTTAAGCACGCCAGCACGCGCGATCCGGCGATTGCTGCCGTATTCCGCAAGCCGTTCGCCGAGCAGATTGCGTTCTTCCGCGCCAAGCTGAAAAAGCTGGTGCCGACGAGGCGCTGGAACGACCTCTGGAAGGAGCAGCACGATCGCGCTTTCATGGTGGCCGGTGCGGCAAAAGCCGACCTGCTTGCGGACCTGGCCGCGGCTGTCGAGGCGGCGATTTCCGACGGAGAAAGCATTGACAGCTTTCGCGAGCGGTTCGCTGAGATTGTCCAGCGCCACGGCTGGCAAGGATGGACAGGGTCGGCGACGGAGGCTGGCAAAGCATGGCGCACGCGCGTCATCTACAGCACGAACGCGACCACGAGCTATTCCGCAGGGCGGCTGGCGCAGCTCAGGGAGGCAGGCTTCGCCTTCTGGGTTTACCGGCACTCAGACAACGTGCTGCACCCGCGTCCGCTTCACCTTGCCTGGAATGGACTCACGCTGCCAGCCGACGATCCGTGGTGGAAGACGCACTATCCACCGAATGGTTGGGGCTGCAAATGCTATGTCCTCGGCGCACGCGATGCTGCCGGAGTAAAGAGACTCGGCGGAGATCCTGGCAAGAAGATCGATCCAGCATGGAATGAGACCGACCAAAAGACCGGCGAGCCTGTCGGGATCGATAAGGGCTGGGGATACATGCCTGGCGCCACAGCCGATATCACTGGCGCGATCGAGGACAAAATCACATCACTGCCAGAGCCGCTGGCCAATGCTCTGCGTGAAGATATCGCGAAACAACGCGGGCGGCGCAGCAAATGATCCGCATCGAAGTAGACGATAAAGCTGTACGCGCCAGGCTGTCTGTTCTGGCGCAGCAGGTGGCAGATGTACGGCCTGCGCTTTCTGACATCGGCGAATACCTCGTCATGTCAACCAAGCAGCGGTTCGGCGAAAGCCGATCTCCGGATGGCACGCCGTGGGCGCCGAATAGCCCGGTAACGATCATGCGCTATCTCTCGCGGTTCGGCGGCACGCGTGGCAGGCGCGGTCTGACGAAGAAGGGCGCAGCCATGGCCGCAGCCAAAAAGCCGCTGATCGGAGAAACCAGGCGACTTTCGACGGAAATCTCGTATCAAGTCGGCACAGATTCGCTGGAGGTTGGATCCAGTCTCGAGTACGCGGCCATCCAGCAACTCGGCGCGCGTAAAGGCCAGTCTGGACGGACGCGCAGAGGCGCGCCAATTCCTTGGGGTGACATCCCGCCGCGCCCATTCCTTGGCATTTCCGAGTCAGACAGGGCGGCAATCCTGGAAATCGTCTCGTCGCATTTGGGAGCGAAAGAGGGCTTGTAACTGCAAAATGTTGTATGTATGATGCAGTGCATGCAAACGGTAGTCGCTGACAGCACGCAATCCGGCAAGCAGCCTGGATTCGTCGCTGCGCGCGTCCATGCTCTCATGCCCGGCACCTGGCCGGCCGATCCTCAGCCGATCACCATCACGGCCGAGGACATCGCCGCCATCGCAGCGGCATACAATCCCCAGAAGTACCAAGCTCCTGTCGTGATCGGCCATCCTGAGACCGACTCGCCTGCATGGGGTTGGGTTCTGGACGCCTCCGCGGAGCTGGACGGGCTATGGCTCGATGTCGAGCTGTTGCCGGAGATGGCAGACCTTGTGCGTGAAGGTCGCTACAAGGCAGTCTCGGTCAGCTTGTGGATGCCTGACGCGCCGGGCAACCCAACGCCTGGCGTCTGGTCGCTCAAGCATTTGGGCTATCTCGGCGCTGTGCCGCCGGCGGTCAAGGGGCTCGCTCCGACACAGCTTCAGGCAGCGGACACTGACGAGCGCACAATCATCATCACCTCCGAAGCTTCGCATGGTGCGGAGCAACAGCAGAAGGAGATCATGACCATGGCAGAAACGAAGAACGACGGCGATGCCGTCCAACTCGCCGAACGCGAACGGCAGATTGCCGAGCGCGAGGCCGCGATCGCGCGGCGTGAGCGCGAGCTGAAGCGTGCTACGTACGCACAGGAAATCGACGCTCACGTGGCAGCCGGTCGCATTCTGCCGGCGGAGAAATCGGATCTCGTCGAGCTCATGGAACGTCTCGATGGCGCAGCGACCGTCACACTCGCCGAGGGAGGCGAGCGGCCAGCGCTCGATCTGTTGCGCGACTTCCTGGCGCGGCTGCCGTCCCGCGTGACGCTCGGCGAACACGCGAAGGCGCAGCAGAACTCCGAGTCAGTGGTCATGCCGTCAGTGCCACAGGGCTACAAGCTCTCAGAGCGCGGTCTGATGCTGCACAGCCGCGCGCTGGAGTACATGGCCGCTCATGCCGGCACCGATTACCTGACCGCCGTTCGCGCCGTCGAGCGCACCATCCAGTAAGGAGGCCACATGTCCCACTCGTTCCGCCCTGCCCAGACGCTCACCATCAAGTCGTCTGGTGCAATCACTGCGAACCGCTTCGTGACGGCGGCCGGCGCACAGGCCGGCGCAGACGCGAACGCGATCGGTGTCGCCCTTGCTGCCGCAACAGGAGCCAACGAATACGTCCCGGTCGTCACCCTCGGCACTGCGTCGGTGGAAGCCGGCGCTGCCATCTCGGCTGGTGCCACGGTGAAAAGCGACTCGCAGGGCCGCGCTGTGACATGGGCCACCAGCGGCGCCAAGATCGGTGTCGCGCTCGAGGCTTCTGGCGGCGCCGGCGAAGTGATCGAAGTCTTCCTCGTGCCGAATGCGGCCTAATCGATAAGGAGCATTGACCATGCCTCAGATGACACCCGCTCAAGCTCGCGTAGTCGATCCGGTCTTGACCGAGGTCGCGCGTGGCTATCAGAACTCCGCTTTCGCCGGCATGGCTCTTTTCCCAACCGTGTCGGTCGGAGCACGAGGAGGGAAGATCATTGCGTTTGGCAGGGAGCACTTCCGCCTCTACAACACGGCGCGTGCTCCGGGCGGTCAGGTCGTCCGTACGACCAGCCTGTACAGCTCGCAGAGCTACGCACTCGAGCAGCACGCCATCGAGGAAGGCGTACCCTACGAGCTGATGGGTGATGCCTCGGCTGTTCCTGGCGTCGATCTCGGCGCTGCCGCCGTCCGCCGCGGCATGAACATCATCGGGCTGCGTCTCGAGAAGGCCCAGGCCGATCTGGCGCGCAATGCCAGCAACTATGGCGCATCCAACAAGGTGACGCTGTCCGGCACGAGCCAATGGTCAGACTCGACGAGCGATCCGATTTCGGCGGTCGAGGGATACAAAGAAATCGTCAGGGGTCAGATCGGCGTGCGTCCGAATACCCTTCTGGTCTCAGGTCGCGTCTTCGCGATCCTGAAAACTCACCCGAAGGTCACCGATCGGATCAAGTACACCTCTCGCGATGTGGCCACGCCAGATCTGCTGGCCGCGCTGTTCGGTGTCGAGCAGTTCGTCGTCGGCGATGCGATCTACGTCGACAACGCTGGCGCCACGGCCGATATCTGGGGCAAGGACGCGATCCTGGCCTACACCGCAATCGGCGGCGTGGCCGATGCTGGCCGGCCGAGCTACGGCTACACGTATCGTCTCCAAGACATGCCAGTTGTCGAGGATCCGTACCAAGATCGTTCGACACGGTCATGGATCTACCAGATCGCCGACGAGGTCGTCCCGGTGATCGCTGGCGCGGATGCAGGCTTCCTGATCCAGAACGCGGTCGCGTAAGGATGACGCATGAAGGTCAAGGTGCTTGTGGATCACCTCGAGCACGACGGCAAACGCGTCGAACGCGGTGCAATCCTCGAGGTGATCCAGTCCCAGGCCGAAGACCTCATCGCCATCGGCGCGGTCGCTGCGGTAGAGGAGGAAGCGAAGCGCGGCAAAAAGGTCGAATGAGGAGCGCGCTAAATGCCGGTATACGCGCAGGTCGACGATCTGGTCAGTCGCTTCGGCCAGGCCGAGATCGTACAGCTGACCGACCGCGCGACTCCGCCGGCCGGCGCAATCGACAATGCAGTCGCACAGCGCGCACTGACCGACGCTGACGCAGAGATCGATGCGTACATCGCATCGATTTACACATTGCCGCTGTCCAGCGTGCCGCCGGTCCTCTCCAGGATCGCATGCGACATTGCGCGTTACCGACTATGGGATGACCAGGCGCCGGAGGAGGTGAGATCGCGCTACGAAGACGCGCGCCGATTGCTTGAGGCGATTGCAGCCGGACGTGTGACGCTGACCACGTCGCAATCGGCTGGCACCGTGCAGTACCATGCACCGACCAGGATCATGAAAGATCTGGAATATTGACATGCTGCACCTCCAGCGCCAGATCTGCGCCCGGCTGGATGGCATCCCAGGCGTTTGTAGCGTCCATGCTATAAGCCCCCTGACGCAGAGCGCCTGCAAGGAGAGGTTACCAGCCATTTTCGTGACCTTTGACGGCTATCGCGTGGACAACGCAAAGTCAGCAGATGGTGTGGTGCTTGCTGTACGCTGGCTCGTGGTGCTCGCCATAAGCAGCGAGTCAAGCACATTGACTAGAGATGAGGCTGGTATCGTCGAGCGCATCATCGGGCGTCTGTATCGGTGGAAAGGCAGCGGTGCGCTGGCCATGCAACCGCTTGGCGCGCCACAGCCGTCGTATGACAACGGTCGCTTGCTGATCTGTCTGCCTTTCGAGGCCGACATGGTCGTCACCAAGGAAGACTGATGCGCGTTGGGCCGATTGTGGACAGGCTGCGCACGAAGGCGCCGCGCCTCCGCCAGGTAATTCCTGCGCTGACAGGAGCCGTGCCCTCGCAGTACCCTGCGGCGTATGTATTCCCGGTGTCAGAGCGGAGCGATGCGACAGCGCTGCTCGGGGCGCATGACCAGCGCGTGCGAGTTGAGATCGCCGTCGAGATCATGGTGCGCCATGCCATGGACGCAGCAACCGGCGGTCCGGCGGCTGAAGAGCTCGAGGACGTGCGCGATGAGGTTCGTTCTGCGCTCGCAGGATTCACCCCGGAATCCGGGATGAAACCGCTAGATCATGTAGAGGGCCGCGCAATGAGCTTCGAGGCCGGATTGGTGATCTGGCGTGACACATGGGTGACCGAGTTCTACCGGAGGCAATGATGGCTGACACTCCAGACAGCGCGCAGGATCAAAACCAAGGCGATCAGAAGCCAATTCCGGATCAATTGCCGTGTGCCGGCGGCCGGTATCGGAGGCTTCCAGACGGATCGCTAGAGCCCATTGAAGACGAGGAGTGACAAATGCCGCGCTACATCCGCAACACCGTCATCCTGGCGAAGATCGAGGCGACATATGGCACGGACGCCTCCCCGACCGGCACCGACGCGCTGCTGGTCAGCAATGTGTCAA